TTATTCTTTTTCATGTTTTTCAATATTTTCCTTGCTCTTCAGATTTTCGTAAATGTATTCTGCGTTCAACACCGGGTGACCGTGCGGGCATGTATATGTGCGATGCAGCAAATCGTATTTGTATCCATTGTCAGTGAGCATGTCATAGATCTGCTGATTTTGTTGAAAGGTTAAACGTTTTTGTTTCAGCTCTTTGAAATCATCCTGGCCCCAGAATTTTGTGAAATATGTTTTGTAGATGCTGTCTACAATTTCACCGAATTCGTCGGACATTATTTCACGTAACCGGCTGTTGCACTCACGCAGCCATCTGCGATTGCATTCAACACCTTCAGGGCCAGTGTGGGGTCGTCCCCGATCTTGCTGTAAAGATCTTTGTAAATGTCGCTCAAGCTGGTTGCAAAGTTTGTCCAATGTGTTTTCTCCGGCAGGAAGTTTTCCACAGCATCATCCAGATCTTCAACACTGGGCACATCACCATTGCTCAAACTGCGCACCACATTGGCCACATCATGAATCATCTTGGCTTTGGTAACGCGGTCTTCCGGGCTCACGGCACCAGCCAATACTGCAGTGCAGGCAAGGTTTACAGCAGGCTTGATATATGGCAATGCCTGTTCAACAGCATTTCGAACATTGGTCGTAGTGCTGGAGCTGGAACTGGAGTTGGGTCCGCTATTGTTGCTTGCGCAGCTGGCCAACAACAAAGCAAAAGGTACTGGAGCTAACCATCTTAATAGTTTTGTATTCATAAAACTATTTAGCGAATGTAAAGAAAAAACCAATATATTATAAAATATATAAAGTTTTTATTTTGTAAATATATCCTTTAAAACGCTTAAAAAGTCAATCCCTGTGTCTCCGCTGCTTTCAATCAAGCGGTCTTCTTCGGTCTGTTTAATGGGCTTGCTACACTCAGTCTTGTGTTTGCCCGTTTGTTTCACATCATTATGTATCTCACAACGATGTTAAAAATCAATAAAAAATGAATTTTTTTATATTTTTTTATCGAAACATGCTGTTTCGGCTTCGTTTGCCCTCTACACGGCTGGTATCATAGTTGTGGCACCTGCTTGGATTCAATCCCAGTGCCCGCATTACGCTTTTCCAACCATCTCCATGACCATCATCTCCGAATACTTTGTAAGCAATCAAATGAGCCACTTCATGAGGAATGGTATCTTGCATAAAGTCCTCAATATTCTCTTTGCAAAGCTGTTCATTCAGCTGAATACGCCATTGCCCCAACCATGCTTTTCCTGCGGTGGTACCACACACCACCCATTCAATTCGTGGAAAATCGAACTCAGCACCATACTCCTCGTTCAGCTCTTCCAGCACCATCCACACCTTTCGGGTGGCTCGCTCTTTCATCTCTGTAACATCAAGCATCTGGTTTGGTTCCCCACTCTGGATTCCAATCACCATCCAGCTTCTTGGGATCTTCAATATATCTCATCAATTTAATGGTGTTGTACATCTTTTCCATATCATTGATAAAATGATTGACGCTGTCAATGGTTTCTTTGTCAAACTCTGAGAGCAGTTGCTTTTCGAATGTTTTGCTTAATCTATTTTTCATGTTGCTAGCTTGCTCAATTATTTCACAAATGTCAATATTAAAATAGCGAGTATGGGAATCGAACCCATGTAACAGGAATGAAAGTCCTGTGTCCTAACCCCTAGACGAACTCGCCATAATATTGGGCAGAAGTGGATTCGAACCACTGAAGGCGAATGCCAGCAGATTTACAGTCTGCCCCGTTTGGCCACTTCGGTATCTGCCCAAAAAAGCCTATTCCCCATCGTCCGTTTATTTAACAAAAAATCAACCATGTTGCAAGAAAATAATATGGGCAAAGAGGGATTCGAACCCCCAACCAAGGCATTATGAGTGCCCTGCTCTAACCGTTGAGCTATTTGCCCAAATACCTCTGATTGGATTCGAACCAATATTGCGCCCTAATCTAGAGCTTCACGAATATAAATCGTGGGTCTTAACCAGTTAGACGACAGAGGCAAAGCTCTATGTCGTCTCGCCTATTCGCTTAATCTTAGCAAACGGATTCCACTTGTAATCACCCCACATCTTCATCTTTAATTGTTGTTTGGCTTGCTTGAATGCTTTGGGCTTCATCTTCTTTGATCGCATTCGGGCTTCTTCGATAATACATTCTTCCTGCACTTTTCCACCAAACTTTTTAAGACAACGGGCAAATGATTCACCACTTTGTCTTTCCCGTTCAGTCACTTTCATGTTTACTCGATCTACCATATTCTTAACCTTATATACCTTTCTAAGATGATTGTCAATTAATTTCTAAAATCAAACTCATATTGTTCAGCCATGTATCTGCCCCGCATCTTTTCATTCAACAATGCTTGTTCAGCTTCCAACATATTTACTGTCAGTTTTTCTTGCCACAAATCATCGTTACCATGCATGACCAATTCCCTATAGTCTTTTAGTAATTGTTCCAATACTTCAGTTGCTCTTTTCATGCAGTCTCCTTTTCTGTTGTATAACTATCCTCATAATCGAACGCTTCATTTGCATCTTGAGGATGATTTCGCAAATAGTCAATCCTTTTCTGTGCCATGTTTAGCAGTTCGTCTACCGGTATATTATCAAAAGTTCCGATAGGTGTTTCCATTTCAAACCACATTCTTGCAACATAATTAACCACCATCATTTGGTTTCCTTTCTATACTTGGTTATGAAGTCGTGAGCAGCCATCATGCTTTCATCAAAGTGTCGGGTGCGATATTCGTGAGGAGTATCCTCGTCAGCTTGACTCATCAGTTCTGCAAGTATGCCCACACCTTCGTTTAATAACTTTTTATATTTTATATCTTCTTTCATACGTTTGCCCACGCTTTGTTGCCCACTTCATATTTGTATTCCAGTTTGGTTGCATATGCTTTGGCTTCCTTAAGGGTTTTGTGTGTGCTGGTGATAACACCATTCACGCTATTGAGTCGGGTCAACACCCATTTGTTTTTCACTTTGACTATGAGTGCTGGTTCTTCATTTCCGTATTTCATTTGTCCTCCTAGATGGAAGGTGGGGGATTAAACCCCACCCTCCATTTGAGCACCACCTGCTTCACCAACATCATCTCCACCTTCTCCACCCTCACCTGCACCTTCCTCATTGGCTTGGGCAAGACTGGCTTTGCCAGCATCGGTAAGTTTGTAGACTGCTTCTTCTCCCCGACCTTCCTTCATCACCTTGCCCTCTCGGATGAGTTGGCGAATGATGAGATAACCCCGCTGAACATTTCCATCTACAGCATTGGTTACATCGGTTTGAGTCATTGGCTCGGCAAGCGATAGAACCTTTTTCAAATCCTCTTGCCAACGCACTTTGCGAGGGTCAATCGGAGCAGGGGCAGTTCCATCATTGATACGGACTGCATTATCCAAATCGAATCCGTTGTGTCCAAGACGCAATTCCACATTGTAGAGTTTGCCATATCGATTCTTGGTGCTGTAGATTACCCGAACATCCTCATCAGTCACACCCGAACGCATCATAAAGTTTGCATCCACAGCGTGAGGAATCAGAGTCGAACCCCGATAGTTGTTGCTCTTTGTGACGTGAAGCACGATACCAAGAACACACTCGGTTTTCTTGCTGGTTTTGATTAGTTCGTGGAGACAATAGCTTTCTTTCTCCCTCGCATTCATCTTGCGAGAAGTTGAGAGACATTGAAAGCTATCCACTACCAATACATCCACTTGGCTCATCAGTTCGCAAACCTTGTCTACATCAGTTTGAATAGCGATGTTCACATCTTTCAAACCAAGACGACGACAAGTATATGCCAACATCTCACGGCTTTCTTCACCGCTGATATAAGCAGTTTTGATTCCTACCTTCGTCATACAATTAAGCATTTGAAGTAGGAAGGTTGTCTTGCCAAGACCAGCACCAGCCGCGAGTGTAAAAACTGTAGATGGTAGCAAACCTTCGCCACCAAATACTTTGTCCAACATCTCGTTTCCAGTTTTTAATCTTCGGTTAAAGAGATCGGGAATAGCAATCTCGCTAACCTTGGTAAGATTGGTTTCGTCGTGGGAGAGATTCATCACCGCTCCGCTGTTAGGGGTCGTTGTAGTTGTGTTGCTCATAGGTTGCATAGTGACAGATTTTGAAAATAATACAAGAAAATAATCTTATATTTTATGAGGGTGGGTGAGTTATTAAAACCTCTAATAACCATTATTAGCTCACCTTATGCATGAAGATTGGGGTATAATCTCCCACATATGCACCTTCGGTGTTGTAGCTGAAAAACTCTTCAGCTTCATCAGGACTCATATCCTTCTCCAAAATCCTTATGCATTTGGCTCGGTCATAGATGGCCACATTCTTTCCACCGAATGCACTTCCAATTCCAATGAATGCCCCATCAAAATTATCTGCCAATAGTATCTTGTTTGCTTCATCTGGATAATACTCCTCGATAAATTCGCTGATCATTTTACGATTGGGGTTATTCTTCTTTATTCTTTTCATATTACTCCTTTGTTTTTTCTTTTGTTTTGTCTTTTTTGCCAGTTATCAAATATTGTTTGATGTATTGGCCATTGAGGTTTTGTATGTTTACTTCACTATACTTCCTGCGATAAACAGTATCTGCAAGAAGAATAGGATCTTTACAATAATAAGCATCTCCATTTCTGTTGAATACTCGCCAAAGACCTTGGCCAATATTGACCAGATTCTTCAGCTTGCTTCTGAGCTTGCTTGTCATTCTCACTTGGTTACTCTCCTTTGGTTCTGTTTCATCAGACATAACCATATTCTTTTCTTTCTTGCAAGTCTTTTTTTGCAAAATCTTCTTTCGTGCCATTTGTTTTATTTAGAAAGAAAAACTTTATATATTTTATATTTTTTGCCAAAACATGTCCTGAAAGGGATAAATCTGGGCCCGGAGGTCATATCGTTATGATGTTATGCTTTCCGGGCACCACCCTGATCCGGTGGCGCTCAGATGCATGTGCAGTCGACTGCCCTAAGCCAACAGGTCATATGCAATATTGGATGCATGTGCAACAAAACCCCCGAATATAATCGAGACCAGCTCCAGCTCTTCAGAAAAATTTCGAGGGACACTGCAGTTGGTTAAAAAAAACGGGACTGTAACAGTCTTACAGTTGGCTGCACTAACGCGATGCCCGTGGAGCGGCTCCACATACGTTATGGTCAGGGCGGAATTTAAGATGCCTGCATCACTGAAAAAGAAAAGGTCAACCCTTAACAATATTGTAGTAGAACGAATCTGTATCCTCTGCGACCCAGCGATCAGATTGATTTTCGACACTTGGTAGATCGGTATCGACTTTGTACTGCTTGAGGTTCTCGGGCAGTGGCTTGGTCACCCAGTTGCTATCCTTCCAGAAGATTCGGTTATTCGGCATGCACATCAGGTATCCATCGTCGGCGGAAAAGATGTGCCCGCATTTGTAATCTGACGGTTCGTCGCTGTAAGGGTTATCGTACCAATCAACAGTAAACATATAGGTACCCCAAACCTTTGACCCATCCCGCAACACGATCTGAGCCCGGTGATAAGCTAGGAATTTATATTCGACCACGGTCACGTTCTCGCTGAAACAGTCCCACAATTGTTTATAATTAAAAGGTATGTCTTTCCCTGGCTTCCCTACATAAATCTCGGACAGGGGAACCCGGCTCCGCACCATTCCAGTATCAGTCATTACATGAAACGTGAGTATTGTTCCGCTGCACGATTGCAGACCAAAAACGTAGACATTATAGAATTCTTCTTCATCCTGCTTGTTTTTGGTAAAGTAGGATTTCCTCACCAGCCCCTTAAAGCTTGGTATGTTTTCGTTTAACGCAGGCATCGCTTCACGCGTGGCGATCAACCAGGCGGCGGCATTTAGTCTTCAGGGTCGCGATGAAGTCATCACCCAGGTCATATTCCAGATGCAGTTCCTCCAGCAGATCCTGGGACTGCATTGCAACCAATGCTGCATGGGCCAGCACCAATGTCTCACTTTCGTCGAAATGATTATGCATAATATTATATAAAATTTATCGCTTCTGATCGAACATACCATTCCCAGATGTTGGGATGATTTACCCTGACACAATAATGCTCTTCATTGCTGACACTTGTTATGCTGCCAGTCCAACTGTCACCGTTGTGATCTTTGAATTGTACCTGTCTTCCAACATTGTTTTCCATGTGTGCTTGGGTTGAATTTGAATAATGATTTGTCCATGAGCTCATTTGTTTTTCCTTTTAGGGTCCTACCACATATGATCGGCCCATGGGATCTGTTTTCAGTGTTCCTTCCGGAGAATCGCCCACATACAGTCTTTCATTGGGATTGTACGGGTTGATCACGTAATGACGGTTAAACGTGTCTCGTGGTGCCATGACATATGTGGTGTTGTACGGTACCACCGGGCTGATGTTGGATGGCCACAGTCCCCGGCAAGTGTTCAGACCAGCGCTGCAAAGGATGACGGTTAAAACAAATACCAGGATCTCGCTCATGTTAGGGCCCTACCACATATGTTCGACCCACTGGATCGCGCATGACTTTTCCTTCTGATGCATCTTTCACATATAATTTTTCATTTTTATTGTACGGGTTGATCACATAGTTCCTGTTGACAGGATCACGCGGTGCCACCAGGTAACTTTGGTTTTGTTTGTTTGCTGCGTTCACACCCAGTCCAACGCCTGCACCTGCAGCCGCTCCAGCCACTGCTCCGATGGCAGCTCCTGGAGGACCGGCCAATGCACCAATGGCAGCGCCTGTTCCTGCTCCTACGACCGTGCTGCCCGCCACGGTCGCAGCTCCTGGATACAATCCGGTGTCACTGTCTCCGCCGCTGCGCATGCCAGTGCAACTGCAGAAAGCTATTGGAAGTAAAATATATAATCTTTTCAAAATGTTCATATGTGTATTATGGTTCAATCTTTCTAATAGAGCAACTTGCCCTTCAGACACGTTGATCCTTTATGATCATGTTGTTATTTTTTGGTCATGTCCCTTTTGGGATATGTTTTAGTAAAATATACTATCTTCCGCTGGATGCAAATGGCCACTGTCCTATCGGTCGGAACATGCTGCTCAAAACGTACAACATTGTTCACGGAAGATAATATAAATTAATTATTTCTTGTGCTTGCCGTTCAGGTTGATGGCGCTCTGCAGCACTTCATTGCTGATGTCAGGCAGACCAGCCCCGGCACTCAGTTGTTCCCGTACCTGCTGCACATTCAATCCCTGGCGCAGCAGCTTGAGCGCAGGACGGCTAATGTACTGGCTCTTGAACTCTGCAGGTTTGGTTCCCAGGTAACCGCTACCGGCGGTACGCGTGGTGCCTGTGATCAAGCATACCAACTTGCATGTTTTACCTTCGCTCTTGCGGCCCCGACGTGTTTCAGTATTTGTTGCATTCATATTATTTTCTTCTCCAATATTATTATTCTTTTCAGAAATTTCCAGGACAGCAGCATCTGCCGCTTTCATCCCAGGAACTTCATCCAGATATGTGATAGTCATATTTCTTATATAAATGAATTATGTTCTTTAGCAACATTTATTTTTTCAAAAATCTATAAATTGTTGATAATTAATGATATTAATTTTAAAAAAATATATATATTTTAATAAAATAATGATGCAATGGGGCCCATTATGTTCCGGGACACGCTTTTCTATTAGAATGGTATTTCTGAATTTTGGTCTGGGCTAAAAATACATGAGCATCTCCTGGATACAATCCATTGCTGCAGGATCTACATCATCTGCAGGTTATATTTCTTTTTATATGTTTCTAATTTCTTTTTTATTTTGTATATGGCACTCATCTCCAGTTGACGAATGCGTTCCCGGGTAACATGCATTTGGTTGCCCAGCTCTTCCAGTGTGGGAATATGGTCCTGTTGATTGAACCCAAAACGTGCCAGCAATATTTCCTTTTGCCGGGGATCCAATTCATTTATTAATTCATGCAGCACACCGTACTCTTCATTGCCGTAAATATTTTCAGGTTCATGCTGCGGCAGATCCAGGTACTCACCGTCTTCACCTGGTTTGTCCAGGTCCACACGTTTGCAGATCCTGCTGAAGCTTTTTAATGAATCCTTACTCAGCCGCTCATCATCAAAATTTATGCCGCAGCCCAATTGTTCCTCCAGCTCATGTTTCTCGTGATATGCACGGGCCACTTCATCATTATGCCGGTATGGTACAC